GAACGGCGACGGCAGCTCGCCGGTCGGCGGCTGGTCGGATGGGTCGTACGGCGCGGCCTGCGCCCGCTGGGTCCGCGACTGGGGCGTCGTCTACCGGGACCAGGTCGGCGGCCACGATTTGCGGACCTACTCGGCCGACCGGGCGAAGCAGTGGGGCGCGTATGGGAACGGCGGCCAGGGCGACAAGGGCAAGCTCGACCAGATCGCCAAGCGACACCCGGCCAACCATGTCGCCCTCGTCACGACCTGGGCCGAAGCGGCCGCCGCGGTCGAGGCCGGGTTCCCAGTGCCGGTCGCCAGTATGCAGGGGTTCGCGAGCGAGCGGGACGCTCACGGCTACGCGGCGGCCCGCGGCTCGTGGGCCCACCAGATGTGTTTCGTGGCCGTCCGCTACCAGAAGAACGGCAGCCCGTCCGACGCCCTGCTCTGCCTGAACTCGTGGGGGCCGCGATGGATCTCCGGGCCGCGCTGGCCCGACGACATGCCCGAGGGGTCGTTCTGGGTGACGCGGCCGGTCGTCGAGCGGATGCTCGCCCAGAAGGACTCTTTCGCCGTGGGATCGGTCGCCGGCTTCGGCTGGCGCGACCTGCACAACGGCGACTGGCTCGCCCCCCCGCCGCCCGAACTCAAACGCGGCCCGAACGCGTTCGACACGCTCGCCCGTTTCTTCTCCAGGTGACACGATGACCATCGACCGGAAGACGCTCCTCGTTGTGGCCGCCGCGTTCGCGATCGGCTACCTCGCCGCCCAGTCGGTCCCGCTCACGCCGCCGGCCCAGGACCGGCCGGTCCTGCGGTGGGTCGCCAAGATCGCGAAGAACCTCCTCTGGGTGGCGCTCATTGCCGAAAAGCCGCCGGAGCCGACGCCGGCCGACGTGGCGAAGACTCGGCTCCTCGGGGAGGACGGCTACCCGATCGTCGACAACGCGGGAGGCTGGTGATGTTCTCGGAGATCTGGCGGGCGATCATCGCGTTCCTCGTCTGGCTCTCGGCCGACCCGGCCGCGATCGACCTCGAGGCCCCACGCGCCGCGGCGGCGGTGACGGCGGCCCTCGCGAGCATGACGCCCGAAGATCCGCCGGCACCCACGCCGACGCCGGCGGCCTGCGACTGCGGCCAATCGTGCGTCCGCGGGATCTGGAAGCCGGACGGACGAGTCCAGCAGACCTGCCGCTGCCAGTGCCCGCGATGCGTGGCCGAGCGTGCGAAGGCCTGCCCGGACGGCCGCTGCCCGACCCCGCAAAACGTCCTACGGTAGGACAGCACACGTTCACGGGGCCGGCAATCGTTTCTATCGTGCGAACAGTTTCAAGACCCGAACACGAAGGACCGAACACATGCCCTCGCCCAAGCTCGCCCGCCTGCAAGACGAAAGCGTCACGGTGACCCAGGAGATCGAGACCCTCCGGGCCTACGAGCCGACCGACGCCGACGACGCCGCGCGAGTCTCGGCCCGCATGGCCGAGGCGAGCAAGCGGGCCGACGAGATCACCGTCGAGGTCCGCGAGGAGAACGCCCTCGAGGCGCGTCTCGCGAGCCTGAAGGCGATCCGCACGAGCGACAGCGAGCCCCGGGCGGCCGTCGAGGCGAAGGCCCCGGCCATCCACACGGTCCCCCGCGGCCAGCTCCGCGGCTTCGGCAGCCACGAGGCCGCCGACCGCGCCGGCCGATTCCTGCGGGCCCTGGCCCGGAAGGATCGGGCGGAAATGCGGGCGATGGCCGGCACGTCGGCCGCGGCCGGCGAGGAGCTGCTCTCGCCCGAACTCTTCAACGGGTTCATCGACGTCCTTCAGTACTCGTCGGTGGGCATCCAGCTCGCCAGCCTGTACCCGACCAGCTCGAACTCGATCATCGTCCCCAAGATCGGCGAGATCACCGCCGAGTGGTTCGACGAGAACGAGAGCATGACGGGCGACGACGCCACGACCGACAAGGTCGAGATCTCGCTCTACAAGATGGGCCGCCTCATCGAGGTGTCCAACGAGCTGGTCGAGGACGCCGCCTCCGGCGTGGCCCTCGCCCAGACCGTCGCCAACCGGCTCGGCCTCGCGATCGCCAAGAAGGTCGACGAGGTCTGGCTCCAGGGTGACGTCGGCAAGGGCATCGACGGACTCGTCGACGAGATCGACTCGGGCAACGAGGTCGAGGCCGGCACCGATCACGACGGCGTCGACCTGGCGGAGATGGTCGGCCTGATCGACAGCCGGGCCATGAACACGGCCTGGGTCGTGTCGAGCGCCGGCTGGGGCCACATCATGAAGGCCTCGGTGGTGACGCAGTCGACCACGATCGGCGACCGGGTCCTCCCGGTCGTGATGGGGGCTCCGGTCTACCGGTGCCTCGGCCTGCCGGCCGGGACGCTCGCCCTCTACGGCGACTTCTCGATGGCGACGGCCGTGGCCTACAAGGCGAACGGCCTCCAGATCGCGTCGAGCGTCGACGCCGGGTTCGCGAAGGACCAGACGGTCTTCCGCGGCACCCAGCGGGTCGGGATCTCCAACCACGACGCCTCCTTCGTCGCGAAGCTCGTGTCCGCTTCTTGATCCACGGACTACATCGGCCAGCATGGCGGCCGGGGCTGGCAGTGATGCCAACCCCGGCCGCTCTCTTTAGGTGACCCCATGCAGATCGTCCGACTCGTCAAGGCCTACCGCGGCTACCGGGCCGGCGAGACGTTCCAGGCCAGCCCCCGGCTGGCGGCGGAGCTCGAGCGGCTCGGCGTGGCGGTGGCCGAGGCCGCCCGGCCCCTGCTCGACTGCCAGAGGTCCGAGCGGGCCGTAGCCACGAACCAGGCCGTCGAGGCCCGCTAGGACGCCGCCCATGCCCGACATCGTCAAGCAGCGGCTCTCGGGCAGCGTCAGCAGGCTCGTCAACCTACGGTCCACGGACAGCGTGAAGGAGATCGTGATCACGATCGCCGAGGGCGAGACGCTGCCCGATGGGACGCTCGAGGCGGTGGCCGTGTCCGGGGACGACGAGATCGTCCTCGACGTGTCCGAGGAGATCGGCTCGGGCTCGGGCGATCAGGACCAGGTCGTCGTCCAACTCGACCCCTATGACTTCGACGCATACGGCGGCGGGATCAACTGGGCAGTCGAGGTGACGATCACCGACGAGGCCGACGAGTCCGCCGAGACCTGGACGGCCTACGTCCTGTTCTCCGGGACGGTCCTCTTCGTCGAGGACCAGACGCCAGTAATTGAGTCGACCGTGATCCAGGAGGTGGGAAGCTCATGAGGCCCGACACGCTGAAGATCACCGTCCACCCGACCGACGAGCCGGTGACGGTCGAGGAGGCGAAGGCCCAGCTCTCGATCGTGCCGGAGGTTGACGAGTGGGACGAGTTTCTGGCGGCGAAGATCGCGGCTGCCCGCGAGCTCGTCGAGGCCCGCCTGGGCCAGGCTCTGGCCGTCAAGAAGTTCCGGGCCAAGTGGAAGGCCCCGACCTCGACCCGGCTGACCCTGCCCTACCCTCCGCTCCTGGTGGACGAGGAGCATCCGTTCTCGGTGACGGTCGACGGCGACGAGCTGGCCGAGGCCGACTACGAGCTCGAGGAGGACGCCGAGCCGGCCTACGTCGAACTCGAGGACTATCCGGCCGGCGAGGTGGTGGTCGAGTTCTGGGCCGGCCCGGCCGGCAGCTCGGCCACGCCGGCCAGGATCAAGTCCGCGATCCTGATGTACGTCGAGCACCAGTTCACGAACCGCGGCGTGCTGGCGATGGACTCGTCGGCCGAGCTGCCGCAGGCCTTCGAGACGCTGCTCGCCAGCCTGTCCCACGCGGGGGGCTGGTGACATGGCCCTTCCCCCGGGAATCCTCCGCGAGAAGTTCGCCCTCGAGCGGCTGCCCACCGAGGAGGAGGAGCCGCGGAACGAGGTCGGCGAACGCGTAACGACCGACTGGGTCGAGGTGGCCGAGTTCTTCGGGTCCTACGAGCAACAGGCCTACATCGAGCAGGAGCAGCGGGGGAAGGTCGGCGGTGCCGTCCAAGCCCTGGTCCGGACCCACTACCGGACCGACGTCGTCGGCGGGATGCGGCTGCGGTGGCTCACGCGAGGGGACCGGCTGCTCTACGTCTCGAGCGTCCTCGAGCGCGGCCACCGACAGGAGCTCGAGCTCACCGTCGAGGAGCAGGTCGCATGATTTCGCTTTCTTGGAATTCCAACTTCGAGCCGAACTCGCTCGATCTCGACAAGCACATCGGAAAGATGATGCAGGCATACCGCGGCCTGCCGAGGCACATCGCGCGCAAGCATTTAGGGGCGAGTTTCCGTCGCGTCCTAAAGCCTGGCGTCGGGATCCTTCGCCGCAATACGCCGCCGCTCGGAACCCGCCGGGGACGCCGGAAGAAGGGCGAAAAGCCAAAAAGCACTGGCGACCTTCGCAGGGCCGCCACTGTCCGCGTCGGCCAGACCGGGAAGAACAAGGCGTTCGACGCGTTCGTCTACGGCGTCCTGGGTTACAGGGCCGGCCTCCAGTCAAGGAAGGCGATCTGGCTGGAGTTCGGTACGAGCAGGGGGGTCAGGGCGTTTGAGATGATGAAGAACACAGTCGACCAATTCGGCCCGGTCGTTGCTGGAAAGCTCGCGAATGAAATGGCCCTCGCGCTGGAGAAGGCCGTTAAGGAACTGGCGGGCGGCAAAAACCCGGGCTACGGAGGCTGACCATGATCCCCGAATCCTGGCTCTACGAGGCGATCGAGGAGGCCGCCGGCTCCGGCGTCGAGGCCTACCCGGTCAGCTACACCGGGGGCGGCGAGCCGCCCTACGTCGTGTTCCAGCGGGCCTCCACCCAGCCCCAGCTCGTCCTCGAGGACCTCCTGGGCTCGACGCCGGCCGGGGACGCGTTTCCCCGCCAGGCGACCTACACGGTCGAGATCTACGCCGACGGCTACCTCGAGGCCCGGGAGATCGCCCAGTCCATCTCCGACGCGCTCCACAGGTTCACGGGGCCAGCGGACGAGCTGACAATCGAGCACTGTCTCCTAGTGGACGACACGGACTCCGCGGCCGTCTACCTCGAGGGCCGCGAGGTGCCGACGTACATCGTAGAGCAGACCTACCAGATCGCCTGGAGCGAGTGACGAATGGGCGTCCTGTCCACCATGCCGAGCCCGGGGCCCACGCTCCCGGCGAACTGCACGAGCGTAAAGGTCCGGTCGATGGGGGCCGACCCGTCGGCCGGCAACAACAAGATCGACATCACGACGCTCACCGACGCGGAGCGCGTCTACCAAAAGGCCCCGCTGATCGACCCGGGCCCAGGTGCGGAGGACGGCGTCACGCAGATGGTGACGGCGTCGTTCTTCGGCGAGGCCCCCGAGCCGGATCCGCCGGGCTCCACCGGCTGGGTCTGCACCGAGGTCGAGACCGAGTACGCGGTCGGCGAGTTCGTCAAGGGCACTGCGACCTACGTTTACAAGCCGCCGGAGGGATCCTGAGCCATGTCGATGACCAGCTCCCAGGGCGAATCCTTCGCCGGCATTTCTGGCCTGACGAACATCAAGGTCTCGAAGAAGACCGCCGACCCGAACGACTCCTCGAACCGGCTGGACGCCTCGACGCTCGAGCTGGCCGACGGCGACGACCGCGTCTACGTCGACGGTCTGCCGGACTCCGGGGCAGGTGCGGTCGACGGACTCGAGATCACGGTCTCGGTGTCGTTCCTGTCGGACGCGCCGCCAAGCGTCGGAGACGAGACGGAATACGGCGGCCAGACGCTGGTCTGTACGGAGTCCGAGGTCGAGTACGCGGTCGGCGAGCTGGTCAAGGGAACCGCGACCTACAAGACGAAGCCGCCCGAGGAGTCGTGATCCCGGGCTTTTAGGGATCACACATGGCCGCATCTTCGCAGGGCTCGACCGTCTCCTTCGACGGGACAAACATCGGGCAGCTCACGGGCTTTACTGTCAGCCCGGGCCGGGCCGTCGTCCAGGACGTGTCCAGTGAATTTAGTTTCGTTCTCGGATCGGGCAGCGAGGCTCGCCTGGTCCGCCAGTACGAGTGTTTCTCGCTGGAACCAGGGAAGGCGACCTATACGCTCCTGGGGACTCCTCCTCACACCGCAGGCCTTCTAGGAAAGCGCGGCACCCTGTCTGTCTCCTATACGGGCGGGTTTGTTTCCGCGAATGCTTTCCTGGAGTCCTTCGAGGTGACGGGGGCTGTCGGCGAGCTGCTCCGCGGCTCGGCGACTTTCATCCTCACCGGAGAAGACTGATCATGCCATTGACGAAAGATTCGATCCTGTCGATCGACGACCTGGGCGAGCCGATCAAGTTTCACGTCCCCGAGTGGGACAAGGGCACGCCGGCCGAGGACGGCTGGGTTCTCCTGCGACGTCCGACGGCGAGCGCCCGGGATGCCTGGGAGCTCTACTGCGAGCAGCACAAGACGAAGCCGAAGGACGTCTGGCGGGCGAAGCTGGCGTCGATGCTGCTCTGTGACGAGAAGGGGAAACTCCTGTTCTCCGATACCGAGATCCAGAAGCTCGGCGAGAAGAGCGCGGCCGCCCTGCACCGGATCTGGGAGCAGGGGCTCCAGCTCATGCGGGTCACCAACGAGGAGATCCGAGAACTCGAAAAAAACTGAGAGAGCGCCGGCCGCTGGATCTGTTCCTCTACCGGCTGGCGCTCGAGATGAGGATCTGGAACGTCGAGGAATGGAAGAAGGAGATCACGCTCGAGCAAGTGAAACGCTGGCTCGCCTTTTACCGGCTGGTGCCATTCGGCGACGACTGGCGGCGGACGGCGCGGCTGGCGATGACGGTGGCGGCTAGCAACGGGGCGAAGGTCAAAGAGGACGCCGAGGAGCTGTTCCTGCCGACCTATGACCCGGGCCGGCCGACGCAGACCGAGGCCGAGATGTTGGCAGAGCTGGCGAAACTGGGGATGAAGTGATGGCGACGATCGGCAAAGTATCGGCGGTGTTCACGGCCTCGACGTCCGGCCTGCGGACCGGCGTGAACCAGGCCAGCCGATCCATGCAGCAAATGCAGCAGTCCGTAGCGGGCCTCCGCGGCCAGCTCTCGACGCTGACGGCCATCTCCGGAGCCCAGCTCTTCGGCCAGATCGCTTCGGCGGCCAGCCAGGCCGTCCGGTCGATGGTCTCGTTCGGCCAGTCCCAGGCCCAGGTCATCGACGACACGAGCAAGCTCGCCGCCCGGCTGGGCATGACCTACGGCGAGCTCGCGGGCCTGTCGCTGGCCGGCGACCTGGCCGGCGTCTCGATGGACACGATCGGGGCGGCGGTCACGAAGGCGGACGTCGCGTTCGTCCGGGCGGCCGAGGGATCGAAGACGGCCGCGGACGCGTTCTCGTCGATCGGCCTGTCGATCGACAACCTCCAGGGCCTGTCGGCCGCCGAGCGGTTCGACGCCATCGTGAACGCGATCGCCGCCCTCCCCACCGAGGCCCAGCGGGCGGAGGCCGCCGTCCAGCTCTTCGGCCGCTCCGGGGCCCAGCTCCTGCCGCTGTTCGCCGGCGGGGCCGAGGGGATCGCGGCAGCTCGAGCGGAGGCCGAGCGGTTCGGGCTGACGCTGACCAACATGCAGGGCCAGAACGTCGAGAGCATGAACGACGCGTTCACGCGGGCCCAGCAGGCCGTCGCCGGCGTCGTCCAGCAGGTCGTCGCCTACCTGGCCCCGGCGATCGACGGCGTGACGACGGCGTTCTCCGACCTGATCGGCAACGTCGGCGGGGCCACGATCGGCCAGACAATCGGCGACGGCATCCTTCAGGGCGCGCGGTTCCTGGCACAGATCGGCGACTACCTGATCCAGAATCTGTCGGGGGTGTTTTCGTACCTCTCCGAGGTCGGCGGCCAATGGTCCGCGGTGTGGCAGTTCGGGCAGCGAGTCGCCTCGTTCTTCGCCGGCATCGGGGACAGCCTCCAGGCCGCCTTCGGGATTCTGATCCTGGGCATCACGGGTCCCGTGCAGGCACTGATGACCGCGGCCCAGTCGATCGGTAACGCCCTCGGCATCGACACGTCCGGGCTCGACGAGGCCCTGGCTGGCGTCCAGGGCTTCAATAACACGATCGCCGACGGCATCACGGAAAACCTAGATTCAGCCGCGACGAACTTTGCCAACGCGTTCGGCACCAAGGCCGAAGAGGTCGGCCAGGCCATCCCCGGCCCGCTGACCCAGACGCTCGACGCGGCGATCGCCCGGGCCCAGGAGGCGGCCGCGGCCGTCGACGTGGCTGAGAAGCAGACGCTCGAGGTCGTCCAGAAGGTCGACGCGCGCGAGATCCGCGAAGCGGTCCAAGGCTCGGACAGCCGGTCGGCCGAGGGCATCCGTGAGATGTTCCGGCTTATGCGGGGCGACAACGACGCCCAGGTCCAGGAGCGGATCGCCGCCGCGTCTGAGCGCACGGCAGCGGCCCTCGAACGTGGGGACGACATCGAGTTCGACGTCGCCGACCTAGCGCCAGCCGCAGGAGCGTAACGATGGCCGTCGTCTGGTCCCGCTACTGTCCGCTTGAGCGCAGCCACGGCGGCAAGCATCAGGACACGTTCACCTACGAGGAGTTTTGGCTGATCCGGACGGACAGTCCTTCGGAGCCCATGACGAATATCCGGGCCTCCGCCGGCTACGAGTACATGGACCCGCATCCGGACGACGCGAGCTGTAAGGCGATCGAGTTCGACGTCAAGCCCGAGGGCGACTCGGGTCTCCTCTACAAGATGCGGATCCGATTCGCCGCTCCTCCGCCGAACACACAGGGAGGCGGCGGTGGCGGTGGCGGCGGTGGCGGCGGTGGCGGGCCCGGCCAGATCCCCGGGATCATGAAGACCCCCGTCTGGGGCGCGAGCTCGAGCGTCACGAGCGGTCCGTGTTTCGAGCATTTCCCGGACGACGGCGACAATGTCACAAAAGAAACGATTACAAACTCGGCGGGCGATCCGCTCGAGGGCCTGGAGAAAGAACAGGCCGGGCTTAGGCTCACTCTGACGCAGTACTATGCCAACCACAACGGCTGGCGCAACCTCGCCGGGAATTACACAAACGCAATCAATAGCAACGCCTGGAACGGCGGGGCGGCCCGCGAGTGGAAGTGCCAGGGATGCTCGGCCCGCCTACAGACCGAGAACAATGGCGGAGCGACTATTGTCTACTGGGAGGTCGGCTGGGAATTTGAATACAAGGAGGGCGGCTGGGACCTGATGCCTTGGGACGTCGGCTTCGCCCAGCTCGTCGACGACGAGGGCGAACCGGCTCCGTATGGAACAAAGCGGGCCCAGATCAAGGGCCAGGACGGGAAGGGTGTCCGCCAGCCGGTGGCGCTCAATGCTGACGGAACAGCGAAGGAGCCGGGGACAAAGCCCAGCGTGATCAACGGCTCGGCCGGCGTTCGGGTGTACCCGGAGCGAGATTTCGCGGGCCCCTTTGGCGAGCTATTCACGCCATGACGCGGCGACTTTCAAACCCCGGCCAGCGGCCGTTCATGGTGACCGGCGACTCCATGAAGCGGATCGCCGCTGCGGTCCAGCACTACGAGCAGGGCGACCGCAGCCAGCGGCCGGTCAAGTTTCGGGACGCCGTCGGCGATGACGCGGGGGGCGTTCGCCTTGGGAAGGTCGACGCAAACTGGAACAAAGGGGCTACCGCCACAGTCCAGGAGCACGACGGCGAGGGGAACGAGATCACCGGATCCGAGTTCGAGGCCATCAACCGGTTCGCGGACGTCACTCTGGGCGACGAGTCGGAAGTGTGGGTGGCCTGCGCTCTGATCGGCTCGACGTGGCACCTGATCGCGGCCGAGTGCAGCACGCAGGCTCCGGGATCATGATCGACGACCCGCTCGCCCTCGCCGTGCAGATGATCGCCGTCCTGGCGGCCGGCATGTACCCGGTTGGGTTTTTGTTCGGGGTGTGCTCGGACTGCTGCTGCACGGACGAGTGCAGCAAGTGCACGCACTACACCAATAACATAGACGGCGCAGTTGCAGCAAACACAAACATTGTTTGTACCTACATTCACAGGGAAAAGTTAACGTCACTATCTCTGCAAACAAACGACGTTGATTCGGTCACGCTTGAAAATCCGAGAGGCGATAACCCGGGTTTTTGCCTTGCTCCGTCTCCGCTAATCCTGCCAGAAAACTTGTGGCCGATTGAAAATGATTTCGGCACTGCAAGCCTTTGCGTAGTGTCAATTGGGTCGGCTGATGTCCCGGATAGGTGCGGCTGCGTGTTGTGCAGTATTTTTTTTACTGTTCGTCTTCAAGTTACCGGCTCGGACTACGAAATTCTTCTAGATAGCAGCACTACTGCAACGCTCGGGCCTTGTGGGAGCGATACAATAGCCTTTGCGATAGAAGAATCGTCAAATTGGAGCACTGTAGACTTTTCTGCGCCTGAAGGCGGCATATCCGAGCAAGCAGTCAGGGACGCATGGATTCCTTTTCTAAATAATTGCGGCATATCTGGTACGGCCACGATTGACCCCTGCGAGTGCGGCGCATGCTGCGAGGAAGGCGGCGAAGGCGTCATCTGTTCCGACAACGTCGCCGAGGGTGCCTGCCCTGGAGACTGGCAAGGCGTCGACACGCTTTGCGAGGACGTGACCTGCGGCGGCACCTGCTGCGATGCTGCAACGGGGAATTGCACCTACACGACCGAAGCCCAGTGCGCCGGCACATGGACGGCCGGCGGCGAGTGCGAGCCGAACCCGTGCCCGCAGCCGCCCGAGGGTGCGTGCTGCGACGGCGAGGGCAACTGCACGCAGACGATCGAGGCGGACTGCTCCGGCCTGTGGAGCGAGGGCGTCGAGTGCGACCCGAACCCGTGCCCGCAACCGCCGACGGGAGCCTGCTGCCAGGACGGCAACTGCACGGAGACGACCGAGGCGGACTGTTCCGGTGCATGGCTGGAGGGCGTGGACTGCGATCCGAATCCATGCACGCTGCAAATCTGTTGTGAGTATACAGACGGCGATTTGACGTTTTCATTCGGCCCAGTTCGTGCCGACGAGTGTGCGATGGACTTCGGGGGTCTTGTGCAGGTCTGGCAGGCCGGAGGTGAAACAGAATGTCCACCGACCAACCCGTAACGCTACTCCGTCTGCGAACCACGGCCGTCGCGGTCCGCGAGCAACGCCAGCCGGGCTACGCCGCTGCGATCAAGGCCGTGTCCGCGAGCCACGACGAGTCCCACTATTACCTTACCCGCGAGCAGTTCATCGCGGTCGAGAAACAATTCCCGCAGCCGAGGACGACGCGGCCGGCACCACGCCGAAAGCGGTTTGCCCTTGGTGACGCTGTCGAGCGGACGCTGTCGGCCGTCGGGATCACAAAAGAGCTCGTGCAAAAGATCACGCGCAAGCCCTGCGGCTGCCCGGCCCGACAGCGGTGGCTCAATCAGTGGGGCTACCGCCAGCAGGAGCGGATCGAGCAGGCCGTGAACAAAGCCGCCAAGTGGTACGGGATGACATGATCCGATTCGACCGCGTCGTCGTCGTGAACCTGCACCGGCGGCCGGATCGGCTGATGGCGTTCATGGAGCGGGCAGCCGCGGCCTGTCCGTACATCGCCCAGGAGGTCCTCGTCGAGTACGCGATCGACGGCGAGCTCTGCCCGCCGCCGGCCTGGTGGAAGACGACGCCCGGGGCGTGGGGCTGCTACCGCTCGCACCTGCGGATTATCGAGGACGCGCTCCAGCACGGACTCGAGTCGGTCCTGATCTTCGAGGACGACGCGACGTTCGTGGACGGGTTTCGGGAGAAGGCCGTCGCGTTCCTCGAGGCCCTGCCCGGCGACTGGGGCCAGGCCTACCTCGGCGGGCAGCACCTGGCCCGGGCCGTCGAGGTCGGGCCCGGGATCCTAAAGGGCGTGAACGTGAACCGGACCCACGCCTACGCGCTCCGCGGCCCGGCCGGGATGCGGGCGGCCTACGCGTGGCTTTGCTCGAGCGACCGCTGGCGGGACAGGCACCACGTCGACCACCAGTTCGGCCGGCTGCACCGCGAGGGCCAGCTCGTGGCCTACAGCCCCCGCGAGTGGCTCTGCGGCCAGGCCGCCGACGAGACGAGCGACGTATCCGGCAAACCTGTATCGGCCCGCTGGTGGCAGCCCGGGGCCGCACGGCGCGCCGTCCGGACGATCCGCCGCCGGCCAGAGCCCCTGGAATCAACGGCGTCCTGACGTAAACCAGGGACTCCCGTCACGGAGGACGCATGGGCGACCCTATTACGGCGATCGCGGCCCGGCTGGTGAAGCAGCATCCAGACGCCCCGGCGAAAAGCCTGGCCCGTCGGCTCGTGGAAGAGTCGAACCAGGCGATCACGCTCGAGCAGGCCCGGAGCCGGATCCGGTTCCAGATCGGGTCGAGCGGATCGGCCCTGCGAAAGAAGACGAAGCTCGCGCGGCCACGGCGTTCGCCCGGCCAGGGCCGCTCGATGCCGGCCTCGATCGCCGAGCCCTGGACGCCGCACCGGATGGCGGTCCTCGGGGCCGTCGGGATCCTGTCCGACGTACACGTCCCCTATCACTCGGAGCTCGCCGTCCAGGCCGCGGTCGATCACCTGAAGGCCCACGGCCTGGCGGCCCTGCTCTTGAATGGCGACATCGCGGACTTTTACGCGATCTCGCGCTACATGAAGGACCCGCGGCAGCGGAACTTCAAGGCCGAGCTCGAGGCCGTCCGCCAGTTCCTGGGCTGGCTCCGCGACCAGTTCCCCGAGATCCCGATCGTCTACAAACTCGGGAACCATGAAGAGCGCTGGGTCCATTGGATTTTCCAGAACGCCGCCGAGATCTGCGACGATCCCCGGATGTCGCTCGGGGCGTGGCTGAATCTTGACGACCTCGGGGTCGAGCTGGTCGAGGATCAGCGTCCGGTCATGCTCGGGAAGCTTCCGGTCCTGCACGGCCACGAGCTGCCGAAGGGGATGGCCGCGCCGGTAAACCCGGCCCGGGGCGTCTTCATGCGGACGCTCTCGACGGGACTCGTCGGCCACTCGCACCGCTCGAGCAACCACGCCGAGAGCGACATGTGGCACAAAGAGACGGCCTGCTGGTCGACCGGCTGCCTGTGTGATCTGACGCCGGACTACGCCCGTATAAACCGCTGGAACTGGGGGTTCGCCATCGCCACGGTCCACGAGCGAGGCGCGTTCGACGTCCAGAACTTCCGGGTCATGCTCGACGGGACGGTGAGGACCTCGTGATCGCAGCCGACCTCGAGCGGGCCGAGCATCTCGCCCGCCGGCTCGGGTCGGCGAACTGCTGGACTGGGTGCAGCGGGACTCTAGCCTCGTTCGCTCTGGACCTGATCCGCGAACAACGAGGAGAGACCGTGAGCGTAATCGAAGGCAGCCCAACAGCCGGGCACATGTACTCGAAGGCCGAGGAGCTGCTCGAGCTCGCGAGCCGAACCGTCCGCCAGCGCCGCAGCACCTACGGCCCGCCGGCGGAACACTTCGCGAAGACGGTGGCGGCCGTGAACGCGATCTTCGGCCACAAGCTGCGCCAACCGCTGACGGTCGCCGACTGGGCCCAGATCATGATCCTCGACAAGCTCGCGCGGCATCAGGGCAACGGCGGGAGGTCGAAGAGCGCCGACACGCCGGTCGATCTCGCCGGCTACGCGGCTTGTCTCGCCGAAGTAGAGAGCGAGTAGACATGCTTCCCGCCCCAGGCGAAGAGCAAGACGGGCCGAAACGCCGAAAGCGGCGGACGCGTGCCGTCGAGGGGAGCGAAGTGCCACCGGTCGTCAAGGGTCCGGACGTCGGAGGTCTGCCCGGCGCAGTTGCAGACGAGAAGCCGGGCCGCCGGCCGCGCCGCAAAAAAACCGCCGAGGAAGTCGCTGATCGTCCCGCTCGGCCAGTGCTGGAGGACATCCTTGCACCAATACAGGCCGGCCTCCGGGATCCGTCCAAGCTCTGCGACACTCACCGCAAGCTCGCAGAATCGATACTCGCGATACGCCGCCCGGTGCCGCGCTATCAGCGGCCCGTAGACGTCGAGCCCGGTGTAGTCGATGCCGGTCGCCCGAAGGACGTCGGGCATCCACTGAAAGTCCCCGCAGCCCAGATCGCAGAGCGACCCGATGCGATTGTCCCGGATGTAGTTCGTCAGCCAGCGGACGAGCGGACGGCAAAACCCCGGCCGGCTGCCGGGCCCGGAGCCGCCGGTCCACCGATCGCCGGCGTAGATCGCCGAGAACACGGACGCCGGATCCATTACGTCTTCGGCATGGCCGAGGACTTCGGCGGTAAGCCCTGGAGCTGGTTCCATCACATCTCCGTCATGTCGGCCCAGGCCGCCAACCCCGGGGCCGAGCTGGTTCTCTGGTACGAGCACGAGCCCTCGGGCGAATGGTGGTGCGCGAGCCGCCCGCATCTTACCCTGTGCCAGATCGCAGCCCCCCGCGAGATCCACGGACGGCCGCTCGTCCATCCGGCCCACCGGGCCGACGTCGTCCGGCTCCAGGTCCTGCTCGAGCACGGCGGGACCTACATCGACTCGGACGTCTGGTGTCTGCGGCCGTTTGCGAATCTCGAACACGTCGGCTGGTGGATGGGGCGACAGGGCGACCGATACGGCCTGTGCAACGCCACGATCGGCGGCGACCCCGGATCTGAGTTCGCCCAGGCCTGGCTCGCCGAGTACGAGTGGTTCCGCAGCGAAGGCCGCGACAAGCACTGGGACGAGCACAGCGTCCGGCTGCCGCTCGACCTGGCGAAGCGACACCCGAACGCGATCACGATCTACCCGCCGACGAGTTTCTTCTCGCCATTGTGGGGACGGCTGCGGCAGATCTTCCAGGCACCGCGCCGGCAGCCGATACGGAAGGTCCTCGAGCAGAGCTACTCGGTCCATCTCTGGGAGTCGATCTGCTGGCAGTGGCTCTCGAGGCTGCGGCCGAAGGGCATCCCCAAGGACAGCGAGATCGGCAGCCGGCTCCGCGAGCTGGGTGTCCTGTGATCTCGATCGTCCAGCTCACGCACAGCAACCGGGCCCAGGTCGCCCGCTGCCTGCCGACGGTGGCCCGGATCGCCGAGCGGCCCGACGTCCTCGAGTGGATCGTCCTCGACAACGCGTCCACTGACGGCACGCTCCACGAGCTCGAGCGGCTGGCCGGCGAGTGCCCGAAGCTCGCGATCATCAAGGCCGCCGAGAACCTCGGCTGCGGCGGCGGCCGGAACGTGATCTGGCGGCGGGCCCGCGGCGAGCTGGTCCTCTCGCTCGACTCCGACGTCGAGGTCCTCGACCCGTCGGCCGTCGACAGGATGCTCGAGGACCTGGCCCGGCCCGGGATCGGCGTCGTCGGCGAGCACGGCGGCTGGGTCCGCCGGGACTGGTCGTGGACGGTCGAGGCCACGGCCGGCCACGTCGGGCCCGTCGGGATCGTCTGCGGATTCTCGCAGCTCTTCCGACGCCGCGAGGTGGACACTTGGGTCCAGCGGACCGAGTACGGCCCCTACTGGCTCGACGACTCCGAGTTCTGCCTCCAGTGCCTGTCCCGAGGCCTCGGGGGATGGGTCGGCGAGTACGGCCTCCGGCACGAATGGAGCGGCACAAACGGCCGGATCGAGTCCGAGCGGCTGGCCGCCTGGTCGGCCTTTATGAGCCGGTGGCGGCCGGTGGGTCTGGACGTCCATCCGCCCGCGAGAGGGCCTGGATGAGCAGCTCGCGGGGCATGGGCGTCCGCCGGCCCACGATCGCCGGGTCTTCGTAGAAGGCCCGGAAGACGGCCGGCGTGTTCCCCAGGTGGCGATGCCCGGCCCCCTCGGCTTGGAGCTCGACGTCCGTCCCGGACCCGCGGCGGATCCACTTCCAGGTCCCGGCCCGTATGCCGGCCCGGGCGACGAGCCGGTCGACCTGGGCCCGGAAGGTCTCGCCGGACGCCGGCCAGGGGCAGACGAGATCCCGGGGGCAGGCCGCCAGGCTGGCCCGCAGGGCCTTTAGCGTGCCCGCAGACAGCCTTACAGTGATCGCCCGGCTCGTCTTACTCTGGACGACGACGCCGGTCCCGTCGGGCCCCAGCACGTCGGCCCGCAGGGCGACGAGATCGCCCCAGCGGAGGCCGGTGTCCCACGCCACGCGGATCGCCAGATCCCACCAGGCCGACCGCCGCACCCCGCAGCGGTGCCACCGGGGCAGCGTGGCGGCCGCCTCGAGGAGCCGCTCGACCTCCTCCTTCGTCCAGGCCTGGACCACTCGCTCGGGAACCCGGACACGCCGGACCCTCCGGGCGACCGGGTCCTCGGCCAGGCCCTCGTCCGCGGCTGCCCGCCAGAGCGCCAGGATCGCGGCCTTCTTCGCCCGGACGGTGGCCGGCCGGACGGTGGCCGAGTAATCGCGGAGCCAGGCCGAGACCGTCTGCTCGTCGAGCTGGTCCAGCCGGACGGGCCCGCCGGCCCATCGCTCGAGCAGGTCGGCCGAGATCACGAGTTGGCGTAGCGAGCCGGGACGGACGTCTCGCAAGAGCGAGTAGGACTGGCGGACGTATTCGCCCAGCGTGGCCGGGCCGGCGCGGCGGAACATGGAGGACCTCGGGCGTCCCGCTCTTGGGGTGTCCGATCCCCTCTGCGGCAAGGTGTCCGCCAGTGTCCCTACAGGCGCGACAGCGTCAAACGCCCCGCAAAACCGGAACCGATGGTCCTGTGTAGAGCATCGGTCTACGGAACCGAAGGTTGAAGGTTCGAGCCCTTCCGGGTGTATTCGCTGCCGTTCGACCATATGGCCGACGGCAGCGGAAAGGCAAGCCGGGGCGATTGAGTCGCCCCGGCGGACCCCTACGCTCCGGAGGCTATGGACATGCTGCTCGACCCCAAGACACGCCGCGAGATGGTGACGGCGTCCGAAGCTGCCAAGATGTTCGGCTGCACGACGACGTACATCGCCAAGCTCGCCCGCCAGAACGAAGTCCGCCGGCTCCTACAAAACAGCCGAACGGCGTTCTATGATGTCCAGGACGTCAAGCGGCTCGCCAGGGAGAAGGCGGCGATCCGGAAGAAGCGCGGCGGGAGGCCGCCGAACCGGGCCGCCTGACGGGAACCCTCGAGGGCCTCCCGATGTTTGCCTGGCTGATCTATGCCGTCCGCCTGGTGGCGGCGATCGTCATGGTGTCGACCGCCGGCCTCGTCGGCGTGACCGGATTCTCCAACGGCAAGGCCTACGCGGCCTCGATGATCACTGCCGGCCTATTCGGCGTGGCTGGTTTCTTCTGCTGGCCGCGGCGGCCGAACGCCTGGCGAAGCGACAAGCCCAGCCAGAAGCAGCTCGCCTACGCCGAGTCGCTCGGGATCGTCGTCCCACGCCGAGCCACGAAGGGCCAGGTCTCCGACATGATCTCCGACATCACCGGCCGCTAGCACGACGCGGGCTGCCGTTTCTCGGCCATTCTGGCCGGCCAGATTTTTTCTACAGTCGGGCTTGACCAAGTTTCGACGTATGAACTAGAACCTCGCCTCGTCATGGAAGACGGGGCTCGCTCACAGGGAGGACCGTCATGAACGTCGAGTTCTGGATTGAGATCGTTCTGATCGTATTTCGCCTGCTGGCCGCCGGGGCTGCTGGCTGATCATCAAGTTCACACAAGGGAACATGGCATGGAAGCCAACAACGAACGGATGCCGGGGGACGCCGAGGCCGCCGCGGCCGTCGAGGGGATGCAGGACCTGTACGGCCGGGATCTCCGCAAGGGGTCCGACGTCTGGTATCGGCGCGAGGAGTGGCCCGCCGGCCGGGCCGAGGGCGGCGTCGTCCTCGGCTTTCACCGGGGGCTCATCCTGGTCGAGACCGCGACGGACGTCGTCGAGGTCAGCGTCGAAGAGCTGATGCCCTTCTGAGGAGTCCCCCATGCCACGGACGGCACATCACCGGGCGGACAACCGAGTGGGCCCCCACCACTCGTGGCTCCGCCGCAAGGCCTACCACATCATGAAAATCCTTCGGCCCGTCAACGCCAGCCATCGGATCCTCGTGTCCATGCGTCCGGTGTCGGCCGGCGTCTACGCGATGGACCCCGGGCTCGTCGCCGACTGGCGGCGGGCGGTCGAGGACGCCATGCCCTACGCCCGCGACACCGAAGGGACGGTGTGGGAATGAGCGACTACGCGCTCGGATCGTGGCTGATCGTGGCCTCGCTGATTCTGTTCATCGCGACGGGGTGCCTCGTCGTGTTCGGGATCGCAGTGATTCAGGACGGACGCCGCGGCGGATGCCGCGGCGGTGGATGCCGGCGGAGCCGGTGGACTCATGGACGAGATCACGCGCGGGGGCTCGAGGGAGTGGGCCTCCGCGTCTTCACAAAGGAGGACCAGGAGCGATGACCGGATTCAGGAAAGCAACGAAGGCGGCCGCCAAGCTGCGGGCCGCGGTGTTCGGACCCTCGGGGTCCGGGAAGACGTACACGAGCCTCCGGATCGCGACGGGGCTGGGCGGCCGGATCGCCGTGATCGACACCGAGCGCGGCTCGGCGTCGAAGTACTCGGACCGGTTCGGGTTCGACGTCCTCGAGCTCGAGGACCAGTCGATCCAGGGCTACGTCGACGCGATCCGGCTGGCGGCCGAGTCCGGCTACGAGGTCCTGGTGATCGACAGCCTGTCGCACGGCTGGCAAACGCTGCTCGAGGAGGTCGAGAAGCTGGCGAAGGCGAAGTATCGGGGGAACACCTGGTCGGCCTGGAGCGAGGGGACGCCGCTCCAGCGGAAGCTCGTCCAGGCGATCCTCCAGTTCCCCGGGCACGTCCTCGCGACCATGCGGTCGAAGACCGAGTGGACGACCGTCGACAACAACGGCAAGAAGACGCCGCAGCGGATCGGCCTGGCCCCCGAGCAGGGCAAGGGCGTCGAGTACGAGTTCGACCTTCTCGTCGAGATCTCGACCGAGCACATCGCGAACGTGATCAAGGACCGGACGGGCAAGTTCCAGGACAAGCTCATCGAGAAGCCGGGCGAGGACTTCGGCCGGCAGCTCGCGGCCTGGCTGGCTGACGGCGTCCCGGCCCCGGCCAATGCTCCGGTCCCGGTCCCGGTGCCGAAGCAGGCCCCCGCCGAGCTGCCGCTCGAGGACCGGATCCGGGCCTACATCGCCGAGGCCGGCAGCGTCCGGACGCTCGGCAAGATCGGTGACCGGATCGACGAGCTGCTTTCGACGGGCGAGATCACCGACGACCAGCGGATCGACCTCCGGCAGGCCCTCGACTCCAAGCATCGCGAGCTCGAGCCCCAGGGGGTGGCCTGATGTTCTGGAATCGGACCTGGACCGAGCTCCGCCACGAGCCGCCGCGGGCGGATCGGAACTGGATGCGGTGGGCCGAGCTCCTGGAGCGGTGCCGGGCCGCTGGACTCGTCGTCAGCGACTGGGACGTTCGCAAGGCGGTCCGGGCCGTCGGCCTGCCGCCGAAGGTGTACGGCCATTACCGCTTCGAGGAGCGGCACTGGATGGCGGTCCGAGCGTATGCGGACCGCGAGGGACTCACTGCAAAAGGAGCGGTGTGATGGACTGGAAGTTCGAAGGATTCGAAGACGGGGCCGAGCCGACGCCGGCCGCTACCGGCGAGCGTGATCTCGTCCCCGAGGGATCGCACGCGCTCGAGATCGTGCGGGCGAGCGAGGAGGGGGCCGATCTGAAGCTGGCCCTCGCCCACGCGGACAAGCGGTTCGGCTGGGTGTGGGCGAACTGCCCGCGGGACAAGGACTGGGGCGCTCGGATCGTGTCGAGCCTGGCCCGGGCCCTTGGGATGTCGCCGGCGGATTGGAACGAGACGGCTCCGGACCAGCTCGTCGGCCGGACGGTGGCCGCCGAGATCTACCACAAGGCCGGCAACAGCGGCCGCGTCTTCGTAAACGTCCGGAAGTTCACGGCGGCCGAAGCGCCGCCGAAGGCCGCGACCCGCTCGAGGTCGGCGAAGCCGGCCGCGGTCGCCCCGGACGACATCCCCTTCTAGGAGCCGAGTCATGGTCTACCGGTCCATCGTCAGCGTGAAGCCGAACGGCACGGTCGAGGTCTACCACCAGGACGGCGAGGTCGTGGAGGTCCGCGACAAGAACGAGCAGAGCGGGATCGGGGTCTACGTCCGGATCGCCGGCTCGTGGCTCTACAAGCTCACTGGCGAGTGGCGGACGACCCGCTGGGAATCTTTCCTGCGGGCCGCCGAGGAGCTCGAGCGGATCGCCGACGGCGTGATCGACCAGGCCTCGGCCCTGCGGCACCAGGCCGCCCAGGAACAACACGCCGCTCCCGGCGTCAGGGGCTCTGCACAAGCCCCAGGGAGCCCGCAGCCGGCGGACGGGACATCTCCGGCAGTCGTCGACGCTGCACTGGACCTCCCGGCGGGCGGCGGCCGTTAGCTCCACGACACGGAGCACACACACGGAGGGCACGATGCCAGAGCCAGCATGGAAGCAGCAGCGCGAGCGGGACGAGCTCGTCGCCCGCAAGGCCAAGGACGCGGCGGCGGCGGATCCGGACCTCGAGTCCGCGGTGATCGCCTACCACGCGTACCGGGTCGGCGGCGGGACTGGCGGCTGGCAGGAGTTCCGGCGCGAGTGGCTCACGAAGCGGGAGGCCGGGTGATGGGGACGTTCATCGAGAAGGACGCCGATGTCCCGCTCTTCGCCCTGGTCCGCGGCCAGGAGGCCGCCGCGGCCTGCCTGGCGAAGGCCGAGCGGGTGACGGCGTTTGACGCCGACCGGGCCCGGGCCGCGGTCCTTGAGCTGCTGGCGGACGGCCGGGCCCGCTCCGGCGAGGAGATCGTCGACCACTGCCAGCGGCTGGGCCTGGTCCCGCACGACGCGCGGGCCTTCGGGGCGGTGATCGGGACTCTGGCGCGGCGCGGGCGGATCGAGGCGGTTGGGTTTGCGGCGCGGCGGAAGGGGCACGGGACGAGCGGGGCGCGGGTGTGGCAGATCACGGCGGCGTCACGGTGACGTGCGGCCGTTGAATGGCTGAATGATAGGAGGCTGATATGGGAAACAATGCATCAAAGATCTCGTCTATGGCGAGCAAATCTAACAACGAGATCCGGAGGTTGTGGGGCGACATTGAGGTAGTCGACGCAAAGAAAGACCTTCGCGTTTTCATTAGTCCAGAGGATGTCCGATCCGCAACCGCAAAGGATCCTGGCTGCTGCGTTTTCGCGCAGGCCTGCAAGAGGCAATTCTCGGCGACGAAGGTTTTGTTTTGGAGGAGCGTTGCCTACGTCGAGCTTCCTGGGCAGAACGGGAAAAGAAGGGTTGAGCGTTTCGCGCTTTCTCCACAGATGCGATCTTTGATCGAGGACTTCGACAGGGGCCGTCCTGTCGCAATGGACGCAGGGTTTGAGTTGCAAGCTGTTAAGCCCTCCATGCAGTTCGAGCGGAAGCGTCTCGTCTGCACCAAGTGGAGGGAGCGCCGAAAGGAGGCGCTTCTCAACGGGACGCGACTCAATGCGTCTTCGGGCAATCAAGGAAAGGGCAAGTACAGCAAGCCGGCGATCGTCGTCGACCTCGAGGTCAGGAGCGGACGCGGGCGCGTTCAGTTCAAGCGTCGTGAGGAGCTGAAGAATGGCCGGTGAATGGATCCCCTACGACGTCTGCCTCCCCCAGAAGCCCGAGGTCCTCGAGCTCGTCGACCGGACCGGCCTCCAGCCGGACCAGGTCGTCGGCCGGCTGATGATGCTCTGGGGCTGGGCGGCCCTGAACAGCTCCGACGGGACGGCCCGGATGTCGATTCGGCTCCTGGCGCGGCTCTGCGGCGGCGACGAGGACTTCTGGCGGGAGGTCGAGGCGGTGGGCTGGCTCGTGATCGACGCGGAGAATGGGACTGTTGGGATCCCCGGATGGGACGCCAGGTTCGCAAACGCCGCTAAATCAAGGGCTCTCGCCACCGTCCGGCACCAGGTCGACAAGGCCCGGGGCGCTGAGCGCCCCCAGCGGGGGCGCGTAGCGCCCCCACGCGGGGCGCGGCGCGCCCTAGAGAGAAGAGATAGAGGAGATAGAAATTCTTCTTCTTCCCCCGGGGATGCTGCGCAGGGGGACGGGGACAGCGGCCCTGCCGGGCCGCCCGGCTGGGACACGCTGCGGAAGGCCTGGGCGGCCGGCACGGGGCGGCCCTGGCGGCTGCCGGATCCACCGGACAAGGTCGCCGACCGGCTCGAGGAGGACGGCTGGTTCCAAAAGGCCCTGGCGGCGATCGAGGCCCTGCCGCGGTGCAAGTACTTCCGGGATCCGGTGACGCTCCCGCAGCTCGTGGCCCCGGGGTTCGTGGACAAGGTCCTGGGCGGCCAGTTCGACAACCCGCGCGAGCGGTCGTCGAGCGGCCCTCGCGGACCGGACGATCGTCCACCGGCCCAGGCCTGGACGGGCGACGACGCTGCCCGGTTCGAGGCCACGAAGCGGGCGATGGCTGCGAAGTTTCGGGAGGGCGTGGCGTAGGTGAAACCTGGAACCAGCGTCCGCCGGCGATCGACTGGGCATCATGCCCATGCTGACGATCACCGCCGACGAGCTGGTCGAGGTCGCCAAGATCGTCTGGCATGACCGCGAGCACATGCCCGCCCAGATCTGGGTCGATCACCTGCACCAGGACCACACGTTCCTCCGGGCGACCTACCCCAAGGAGATGTGCAAGAAGTGCCTCGATCGCCTCTACGAGTTCAAACAGACGATTCTCGCGATCTACGGTCCCGACGCCGACCTGACGATCGTCCTCTACGAGGATGAGATTCCGGTCGAGGAGGCCGTCCTGCGGTCGACGACGATCAACCTCGTCCCGTAGCGCGCCGCTGGAATCAGGCCCGGGCTGCCATACGGTGGCCGGGGCATGGACGCCGCCGAGATCACGTTCGAGATCGCCGGGACGCCGGTCCCGCAGCCACGGGCCCGCATGACCCGCTCCGGGCACGCGTACACGCCCGACAACGGGATCCGGGCCTACAAGGGGGCCCTCGCGATCCGGGCGGCCCTGGAGGCCAAGCGATGCCGGCTGGTGTCGTCGAAGGCCGCCCACGAGCTCGAGGTCGAGTTCGTGTTCCAGAGGCCGCCCAGCCACTGGACGAAGGGCGGGGCGCTCACGAGCTCGGCCCCGGCGTTCCCACCCAAGCGGTGCGGGGACCTCGACAACCTGGCAAAGGCCGTGGCCGACGCGATCACGGACTCGGGGGCCGTCTGGCACGACGACGACCAGGTCGTCCAGGCGATCCTCCGCAAGCGCTACGGGTCCCGGAAGGAGCCGGCCCGGACGGTCGTCGTGATCCGGAGGCTGGCCGATGCCGAAGCGTGACCGGCCGCTGCCGGCCCACATGCGGCCGCGGTTCCTGTCGGCCGACCAGGAGCGGCTCGTCCGCGAGGCCTGGGCCGACGGCATCCCCAGGGACGAGGTCGCCCGGCTGGCCGGGATCACGATCCACGTCTTCGAGGCCCGCCGCAAGGACCAGCTCCGGGATCTCCCCAAGCGCCGCCAGGGCCTCGGGGGCGGACGCCGGGGCGGCGATCCGACCGAGGAGGAGATCCTGATCCTGACGCGGCGGCTCCAGCAGCGGTGGAGCGACGAGGAGCGCGAGCAGGCCTGGCGAGGTTCACGCCGCCGGGACGACCCGCGAGACTGACCGGCTATGGCGATCACCTACCGCGTGCGGAACCTGCGGATCCTGAGCCTGCCGCGGAAGAAGCTGCGGCGGACGAAGTCGTCGCCGAACACGATCCTCGCCGAAAGCGGCGACCAGCTCCGGGCAGAGTCCGGGGCCTACCTGCGGACGGAGCAATAGCACATGGCCGACGTCAAGATTTCCCAGCTCCCGGCCGGCACGGCCTCTGCGAACGCGGTCGTCCCGGCCACCAACGCCGCGGGCACCACGACCGAGAAGATCACGCTCGGGGCGATCGCGGCCCTAGGGGGAGGAGCTCCGGCGGCCCACGAGTCGACCCACCGGACCGGCGGGTCGGACCCGATCGCGAACGTCGTCGTCTCGCCGTCGCAGATCACAGTCAGCCAGAACGACTACAACCCCGGGACCGGAGACATCTTCCGGCTCGACGCCGACGCGGCCCGGGACATCACGGGGATCGTGGCGGGGGCCAACGGCCGGGCGATCCTCCTGATCAACGTCGGATCCCACGCGATCACGCTCAAGCATGAGTCCGCCTCGAGCTCGGCGAACAATCGGATCACGGTCCCGTGGGGGGGCGACTTCATTCTGAGCGCCAGCGGCGGTGCGGCCCTGCTCGTCTACCTGACGGCTTCCAACCGCTGGCGGGCGGTCTGACGGTCTCCACATTACCGGACGGGCCCCATGCCACTCTCCCCACGACTCCTGCGGCCCCGGGCGACGAACGCAAACTTCGCCACGGATTCAAACGCGCGCTCTTACATCGAGGCCGTGCGAGCAGCCGACGCCGGGAGGTACATGGAGCGAGACGTTCAACTGGCTATCAACGCCTTCGTCGTCGGGCTGAAGGCAGACTCCCTTTTCACCGCCATCAAATGCTGCTGCCTGCTGATGGGTCCGAGGACGCTCGCCGGGGCGCTCACGCCGCTGGTCGGTGCGGCTCCGACGAACAATGGCCCCTTCGTATCGGGTGACTACAACCGCGAGACGGGGCTCATCGGCGACGGAGTCGGGAAGTATCTGGATTCGAACCGAAACGTCAACGCCGACCCGCAGAATTCATACCACCAGGCGGTGTATGTGGCGACGGCACCGACTGTTGCGTCCGGCTACGTCGGCGCTGGGGCGGCCGGAACTGGCTCTTCGCAAATTGATTATGTCACTGGAGGTTCCGGCACGCTCGGCTGGAGAAACAGGGCGGGCACAGGAATTACCCAGGCTAGTATTGGTTCGCCGACTGGTTTAATTGCCACAAGCCGTGCTGCATCAGGTTCGTATACGTCTCGCGTTAGTGGCACGAACTCCACTCGGACTTCTGCATCGCAAACGCCACACAATGGCAACGTTTTGGTATTTGCCAGAAACAGCGCAACGAACGTCGCGGGACTGTTCTCTGACGGCCGCATGTCCTTCTACAGCATCGGCGAAAACCTTGACCTCGCGCTCTTAGACACCCGCGTGACCACGCTCTACAACGCCATCGCGGCGGCCATCTGATGACGCTCGGCGACCTCACGCTGCCGATCTCCTACGCCGATGCCCGGCAGTGGGCGTTAGTGTTCGACGTTGCCCTGGCACAGCGGCTCGCGGAGATTCACGCCCAGCACGGCTCCCGCCTTTGCCGGCCCGTGCCGCGAGTGCTGACCGATGGGCGGCTGATGCTTTCGGCCGACGTTCTCACAGAGGTTGGGCCGGGCGGGTTGCTAGAGGCCATGTGGGCGGCGGCCGACAAGGACGCCCTCGCCCAGGCGGTCGAGGTCATGCCGTGGGCCGAAGCGGTCGCCCTCCTGCCTGTTGAGTCCTGACATGCCCGCGAAGGTCGAGCGCTGGCAGCCGCATCGGATGCGGCCAAGCGTCCACAAGGAGACCGCCCACTACCAGACATCGGACTGGCGGGCGAGGCGGCAACGGATCCTGGTCCGGGACGCGTTCGTCTGTGCGGTCTGCCGTCGAGTGGTCAGCGGCAAGGCTGCCCACGTCGACCACGTCATCCCGCTCGAGCTCGGAGGGACGGACGCTGACGCGAACCTCCAGGTCCTGTGCGATGCGGACCACGGCCGGAAGACGCGGGCAGAGCAGCGGCTGAGAGGGCTGGCGTGACTGCCAGAACGGCATGGGGGTGGGGTTCGGCCGACGCTTGAAGACCGCACGGAAAC